TTGTAGACCATATCGGGATCAATGCCTGTATTGGTGTCCATAACAATAATAGGATTGCCCATCATTGTTAGGATATCTAAAACAAAGCTAATAAGTTTATTAAAAGTTTTTTGAGGCCCTTCTAATTGCTCTACTTCACTTATGCCCCAAAATTGGTGAGGATCTATATAATTTTTAACCTGACTATAGGGCCATTTCTGATCCTTGTACTCGTTAGGTTTATCTTCTAGGATAACTTTATTAGCTATTACAACCCGACGACCACCAGGATATTTTTTTCTATGCTTGAAAGTCTTGGAAATTTCCTGTCTGGCCAGGCCGTCATCGGTCTTGACCACTTCAACTTTCTCATTTTCTTCGCTCTCTATCTCCTCATCTTTGATATAAGCTTCTATGACTAAAGCTTCTTTGCCCTCTTTTTCCGAGTAAAGCCTTTCAGCTTCTATTAACTGTAGCTGATCTGTAGGGCTAACGTAGCGCATCTTGGATAGCTCGGTCCGATCATACTTATTAGTCTCAATATCAGGCTTCACGTATTTGGCCTTTTTTGGCCATCGCTTTTTAATTTCTTCTAGACTCATGGGGTATGCGATTATAAATAGATCGTCATCCTGAATCGTTTTTACCTTCGGTGTCGGATAGAAGTGGAAGGTGTCGTTAGACTCATATCTAATGCCACCTATTCCATACTCTAACTTAGGATCCCATTTCATTGAACTAAAGCCAGTACCAAAAAAATGCGAGTCATAGAGGCATTCTGCTACAGTATAATTCCAATTATTTCTGGCCCAATCGTGTTCGGCCAGTTGATTAATAAGCTCAGCAAATGGTCTATCACTTGGCTCTGTTGGGAGGTACTCAAATCTAGGTCTTGAGTCGGTCATAATAGGGATGACAGACTGAATGGCGCTAAAGACCATGTTAATCACTTCACTATGTCTATAAGGAGGGCGCTCTTCCTTCCATTGCCTCCCTCTAAACATTTTGTAGTAATCCATCCATTTATGATCAAACTTTTCTCTATAAAGTTTTGATTGATGAAAATTCTTTTCTATTCTTTTTAAAAGCTTTCTATCGGCATTAGACATCTCAGGCTGGTCTTGTTGCTCATCCCTATTCCTATGACTCTCATGCTCTTCTAGGACTCTCTCTTCCATTTATTTTGTCTCCTGGATGACCTTGTCCCACTCCCTGTCCCACTCTTCCTTTTTTTTGGCCTTATTAGACTCTAAGGTTTTATTGGCCTCTTTGTGGATTGTGTCGGGAGTCTCATTGCCAACCTCTTCTAGGTTATGAATTTTCATTAATTCTTTTCTATGACTTTTACTTTTAACCACAGTACCTAAACTAGGATAATACTCAGCGCTAGTTTTATCAATTATAGGGCGAGCTATTCGATATCTTCTAATCCCTATTGCTTTGCATTGAGGGCAATACTCTTGCCTTCTATGCTGATCATGGTGCTTGTGTACATCAAAGTTTTTGTCGCACCTTTCACAGTGATATTCATAAATCATACTAACTCCATACTTCACTGCGCCTTCTAGAGGGGCGTCTTATTCTGGCCACCTGCTCATGAGGTTGTTCTTGCTGTCTAGGTCTAATCTCATAAACATTAGTTTGGGGTTGGTTATGAGTTACCATATGCTTAACTCCCATTGTGAGATAACGTAAAGCGTCCATGGCGTGGTTATATTGGTCAACTGGTTTTTCTTTTTTAGAGTCCTGATCAGGCATAAGATCCTTTGGCTCAGGGTAATGATACATTTCAATTTCGTCCAATAGGTTAGGGGCCGAATCTTCTAGGACTTTAAGTTTTTCATTTTTAAAACAATCATAAACCTCACCTATTCCGGCCATAATATCGTTGTTTGCCTTGGTCACTGGAAATCTCCTTTCACTTAGCATTGCGATCATGTCTGGCCTACTTGGATCACACCAAACAAGCTTCATAGGGAAGTACGACATTTTGGCCGTTAACATTTCCACGATCATATCGGGCGTTTGGTTAGTTTTATAAAACTCGCTAACGATAAACCTATCTCCATTAGGAGTCACGCCCATGATTAATAAAACAAAGGGATCCGTATAACCCCAATCGATCCCTCCATAAAAGGTCATTTGGTTAAGAACTTCTGGTGCTATTTGTTTTTGGATATTCCCATGCTCGGTAAAACAATCATAGACGGTACCTGCCAAGCGCTCAAAGGTGCCCTCGTACATGGCCCTAAACATTCTAGGATCCATGGTTTGTTTTCGCTTATAGTAGGTCTTTTTAGAGAAATAAGGGTTTTCAATGGACTTAGCTGATATCAAAAGGCAGTCGTCTCTTTTTTCCTCATAGTAGGGTTTAACTAATTCTTTATATAACCAGTTAAGTGAGTAGGGTGTAGTCGTTAGCATAATAGGGGCGTCTTTTAGTGCTGCCCGACCTTCTATGTTTTGCCAGAAGTAGAGGCCATATTTACCTGCCTCATCCCCCCATATAGCATAAACATTAGTTACCCCTACAACTGAGTCAGGATCCGTCCCTGTCCTTAAATAAATGGTAGAGCCCCAGTTTAACTTAAACTCCATGTCGCCACGTCTAAACTCTCCATAAGGCTCAAAGACTTTTAAAAACTCAGGGAGAGTCGATTGATTCATAATCTTGTAAGTGGGGGCCGTAATAATAAAATTGGCCTCTGGGAATGCGTACTTAAAAACTTGGGCCAACAGCCACCTAGCACCTACTGTGGTATTATGTGTGACTATTTGCCCTTGAGCGATAAAACTAGAAGTAAGAGAGTCAACTTTAAAACAGGTCGTCTCTCTGTATGCTAATTTTTCTACACTTTTTATAATCTTATCTTGAGTATTTTCATGGATGAAATATTTATCTGCCTTCCTCTTTATATAAAAAGGATTAAATGATTTCAGGATAAACCTAACCATATAGCATTTCTTATACTTAACACCTTTTAGTTTAGGGATTTTTTCATTAATCCATGCCTTCCCTGCAAGGGACTCGATTAGATAAACAATATCATTCGCAAGGAGTTTAGATGTGGTTGTGAATTCAATGGCCTTATTTTTGGCCACCCAACCATCGGTGTCCATTAACCCTCTTAAAAGATCTAATCTTTGGCCAATGGAAGAGTATTTATATTTGTCGGGAATAAATTTTTCATGTGATTTTAGCCCATAGAGTCCAATACTTCGTAATTCATCTGTTATTGAATTCTTTCCATAACCCTCTTTAGTCCTTTCACTAGAAGTAACCCTATAAGTTATTTTATTACTTAATGTTAAATTAAATCCATTAGGTAACTCTTTAATAAATCGGCCAATAAGATCTTTGTCTATATTGGTTAAATTTACTCCACTAGTTAATCCACCATCACCAATTAAACACCCAAGAGCATAAGGCGAAATATATAATTCTTTTTCACTAAAATTAATTGGCGCTGATAAAGATGGGATTCTGGCCCTAGTGCTTTTTGACCACAAATCAACCCTAGAAAAAAGCTCCCTAGTAGTCATTAATATTTCATCACGCCCATGCCTAGGGATAATTATATTTATATGACTAGAGTCTGTTATTAACTCCTTCCCATCTGTAGTTGTAATCCTATAGGCCCTTTTTTTCCCTTGAGGGAAAACCCCCATAACCTTTGTCTTTTCCCCATTTCTGTCAAAAAGAACATCACCTACTTTAATATCTTTTACTTTTCGATATCCAGTAGGAGTTAAAACGTAATTATTATTATATAGGCCCTTCCCCCATTGTAATCCAGTTAGGCACAAGGTTATATCTTTCTCTGAGAAGATTGCTTCTTCTTGCTTTGTGCTGTGAGGGGTAAATATAGACGTTTTCATGGATTAAGGGTATTTCATGCTGCGGCACATGTCAACCACACTGTAGACCTATATACAGTTAGTGCTGTTACCATCCCAGTATCTTGCTATACCTTGAGCTTGTTTGTCATTTTTAGAAAGTTGCTTCATTAGTGATTGGTAGATTCGGTGGGGGATAATAATCACTGGTTCGTAGTCAGTATTTTCCTCCCTTGCCACCTTTTTTACCGCCTTTTTTTTTCCCTTTGCATTTCATCTCTATCATATGTCCTCCTTAAAACAAGGTTAGAAGATTGATATCATCTTAGTTCTTCCCAGTTAATCCCTGCTAAAACAGACGCATCAGACGCACCCGTCCTAATCGCACATAAAGAAATTATGCCTGTTTCATTCGCATCTTGTCGATTCCATAAAATCGTTTTACCTAAGAGGCCGCCGCCCGATTCAATTTGCCGTGTAGCCGCTGGGCCTGTACTAGTAGCATAAATATATTCAGAGCTGTTCTCATGGCCGTTTGTAATTGCCGTTGCTGCAACATCATACTCAATTGATGAGCGGTTCGTGTCCACTGCCGTCCACGAAGCGTTTGTTAATGTCCCACCGTGTACTATTGCAACCCTAATCGCCTCGTTCGTCTGAATTGTGTAACCCTTTGGGATGCTCAATATTAGATTATCAACACTCTGAAATGTGGACCTTGGTCGTATTGATATTAACGGGACTAATGTCGTTGATACTGTGTAGGGGGTTATACCTCTGTCAACCGATCTTGGTAGGCCTGGCATGTCTTGGAGAGTAGGACCGTCCTCTGATTTAACAGTACAGCAAATTGCCTTGAGAGTGGCCGATGCATTAGCAGATATTTCATATCTGAAACCACACCCATTATCGTCGTTGAAATATCCGATTTCTAAATATGTTGTTCCTGCTGTTGTTCTTATAGAGTAGCTTACTGGTAGGTTAGCTAGTTGCCATTGACCAACATTAACAGAGTTGTCGTGTGTAACTGATTTGATCGGTATATATATACCCGATTGAAATATTCCAAATCTTATCCGACCAACCTTAAGGCTTTGAAAATCTATTGAAAATAATTGTGATTTTGTGAAATCAATGTCTGCCGATGTTGTCAGATTGTCCCATGTCGATTGTGAAAAAGTCTGCTCGACTACTGCCCCAGATGTTTTAGTTCTAACAAAAACTGAAACAGTACCACCGCCAATGGCCGCTAAGTTAAGCACTCCAGTCATATCTATTAGTTGAGAATTTGCAGGTGTGTACGGTACGGGGTAACTAGACATTCTTGCATATGAGCCGTTGTTCGCATCGTCTAGTGCAAGCGTTAAATCTCGTGGATTGTCGTTATGTGTTACTGTGCCGTTATTTGTGATCTGATCAAAATACTCAGGTTGAAGATCATAAAGAAATTCTACATCTAGCCGTTGCCCTGTATTTGATACCCGCAGCCTACCAAATGCATCGTTTGCAACTGAGTCGCCAAAACTGGCCTGCACTCTGATAGCTGTATTAAGCCCAGGTGCTGGAGTCTGGACAAACTTATCATACTCACGTTGATTTACATGTGGATCCATTGCCATCTATCGCACTCCATTGCGAGTAATTTTTGCTGGCCACCTTGCCTTTGATTAGATCCTCATAGTCTAGGGCACTAGGCCCTGCATGTCTATTGGTAGACCTATAGACTCCAATATTATGAGGAGTGAATGCCTCACCTATTTTAATGTCTTGTGTGGCCACTACAGTACGCTTAAATGGTCTGGCCCCTATAGAAGGCCATAATAATGGGGGTTGATCTATATTGTTGACCTTCATGCACATACCAGAAAACTCAGGGACAGAGAGGGAGTGGGGGGCGTCTGGTGTGCCCACTATATCTAATGGATTGAAATGTTTTTCAATGATCGATGCCCCATAATGGTGTGCAGCTGTAATAGGTATAGTGGAAAAATCAGTAGAGTGATCGCTAAAGCCAGCATGGCCGTATTTTTTTTTAAGATAGCTTATAAATTCTAAGTGGTGTGTTTTACATGGATATTTTACTTCGCAGTACATAAATGTGAGAGGACACTCTTTGAATATCCCATGGATCTTATCCATTTCATACTCTGTGGTGTCGCCTAGCGATATAATAGTTGGCTTTTTAAAATGAGCTACTGTTTTTAAAATAGTGGGATCAGTATTTTCACATGAGGCGATCTTGTGGCGAGTCACATACTCATTTACATAGCTATAACCCTGGGAGGAGAAGGCGCTACACATAAGTTCAATACCTTGAGTGTTGGCCTCATCCCTAAGAGGATCGAGCCACTCTCTTTTAATGAAATGCTTATCTATTTCCAGGCCAATATTATGGCCGTAAAGCTCAACTTCACTCGCAAGTTGAAATTTCACAGCGTTTGCCCCACAGTGTTTGGAGTAAGCAATTGCTTTGATGCAATCATCGAGTGATCGGAAATTAGATCCTATTTCTGCTATTATAAAAGTCATCACTCTTCCTTCTTGTCCTCTAACGAATATTCAATAGTCGATCCATCTTGACGCCTAATGATTGTCTTAGGGGCCTGAGTGCCTTCTGTCTTAGCAATAATAGGGGTAATTGGTCTACCTATAGCTTGATCTAATAGATATTGAATAAACTTAAAATTGCCCACTGAGACGGCACGCTTGATTAGGTATTGGAGAGTGGTTAGCTTGGTTACATCGGTCTCTTTAAACCTACTAGCAGGACTTAAAAGCTCGTCATGAGCAGTGCT